CCTAGACATTAATCTATTAGTCTGCTCCATGTTTAGAGTTTGATAATGATTAAAGTTGGTTGCATTCTCAGTATTAGTAATTGATGTATCAAGTGGTAACATTTGAAAATCTTTCATTGCTACGTATGCTTTTGCATAATTATTTTTACCCCAATCTTCTCCCATTGAATGACGTGGTAAAGCATTTTGATCAAACATAATTACTGTTCCTAATTCATCTATTAGAATGTCTGCTATCTGGTTGTTAACCATATTGTAACCAACTTGATAGGCTTTCATTAAATCAACTAATGAAGTAGATCTAGTATTCCTATCAGAAAATACTCTTCCTTCTACAGGTAATTTACATCCATATAAAGAATTTTCTCCCTTAAACTGAAATGGTAACCTTCCTGGCTTAGTTCTATTAATCCCAATATAAATAGGGTTTATATTATCACCCATTTGTGATCTCCACATTGCTGGTAAATTTGGACCAATTTTAACACCACCCCATACTTCATTTATCCATATCCAATCTATATGTTCTCCTTGTAATAAATTTTCTTTTGATTTATTCTTAAAAATAGAAGTATCATATACAGCCTTTTTAGTTACTTTAAATGTTTCATCAACTATTTCTTGCATTATCTCTCCATCCTCTTTAATACAAGTTAAGTGTCCAACCTTTCTTTGAGTTTTCCAGTATATAGTAGCAACTCTCATTAGGTTACCTTCACCCCACATAGATACATCTTCTCCTTCATCTAAAATTTGACTGAGTATATCCCCACCTCTTGCTGGATCATTCCAATAATTACTTACAAATCTTCTATATGGTAAACCTGGCATCTCAGTATTCCAAGCATGTGATCTTGTAGGATCATAATATGCACCATCATTTTGGTATCCATTTACTTGATATTGTGCTGAACGTGCAGGATAAATTTTATTAAGTGATTTAAGTTGTTTCTCATCCATTAAATAACCATATCTGTCTACAACATCTGATGCTGTCATCAAATCAACTTTACCTACATAATTTGAATCTGCTATATATCTTTGATCTGGAGATTTTTGATAGAAAGTTAATACAGGATTCCATAGCTCTACATCATAGTCATCTTCTAACATGCGGAAATGCCAGAATTCTCTATCTGCAATAAGCATATCTCTAAATCCTCTTTCTTCAAGTTCTTGCATTTTGAATCTTTCTTCATCTACTGCAAGTTGATGGGAAGCCCACTCTTCAACCATACTTCTATAAGACTTACTAAAGAAGTCTTCTATTTCAGGTAATGATCTAATACTTTCTGGATTCATTAATTGTTGAGCTTCTTCTGATCCAGGATCCATACCCAACTCCATCATTTTACGTAACATTTTACGTTCTGCATCAGCTAACAATGACTCTTCTACTTGTAACTTTTTTTGTTCCAACATTTCATTGTATGATGCATCATCAACAGCTCTAAATTGTACTTTAGAATATCTTTTAGCAAACTCACCAGTTAATACATTAATTACATTTGGAACTATTGGATAAAACTTTAACTCTAATGCTGAATCATTTTCAGTAGTTAATACATCCATCATTTCTTTATAGTCATTATCAGGCTCAACTATATAATCTGATTTATCTATAATACCTTTGGCAAGTTTATAATTCTTTAAAAGCCTTCTTGAATTAACACGTAAAAATTCAATTCCTTGCAATTCTAACCAGTCAAGATTCCATGCAGCCCAGTCATCTGTTTTTTTAGAATAAGGTAAAAATTGTACTGGTTGAGTAAGATTAGAAAACGTAGGCCCTTCTTCAGCCTTAGCCCCGTTCTTAAGTTGCATTGCATTTAATACTCTCATTATCTGTAATTTTTAAAAGGTGATCTCTTAACCCTTTTATTATTTTTAAAATTTTTACGCCCAATATTTCTAAACGGACTATACTTTAATTTACTGAAATTTTCTGAATTAACCAAAGGTTTATCCTCACTTTCCCTACGTTTTGAGTAACCTCTATTAGCTTGTTGTACTCTTACAAAAGACACTAGTGCAGCAAATGCCACCAGTCTATCTACGTTTAATCCAGGATAATATGCAGACA